AGAGGATTACCCAAAGCCTCTAGTCGCTAACTTCATTGACGTTGCAGCACGTGACCTAGCAGAAGCTATGGCTCCTATGCCATCATTTAACTGCTCTGCTACCAATATGGTTTCAGATGCACAACGCAAGGCTGCTGATATCAGAACACGTATCGCTAACTTCTATGTGACTTCATCTGACTTGCCTATCCAGATGTATCAAGGTGCTGACTGGTATAACACCTACGGCTCAATGGCAGCAATCGTCGAACTAGATTACGAAAGCAACAATCCACGTATACGCCTTCTAAATCCTTTCGGCGTCTATCCGGAAGTGGATCGTTTCGGACGCACGGTATCTCTAACCCAAGTTACTAATATTGATACTGAATCGCTAGCAGCGCAGTATCCAGAATTTGCTCAGCAAATTCTTGCTCGTGAGAACTATCAACCTGGTAGCCCTTATATAACTATGGTTCGCTACCACGATGCAGAACAAGACTTAATCTACTTACCAGAGCGTAAGAACTTAACACTAGCTCGTGTGCCTAACCCAATTGGTAAGTGCCTAGCACGTGTTATCACACGTCCATCACTAGATGGCGAAGCACGTGGTCAGTTCGATGATGTGCTATCAGTTCAATTAGCACGTGCTCGTTTTGCTATCCTTCAGATTCAAGCCGCAGAAAAATCTATCCAAGCACCTATTGCTATCCCACAAGATGTGCAAGAACTCGCTCTTGGACCAGATTCAATTATGCGTTCATCGCAGCCACAGAACATTCGTCGTGTTGGGCTAGACCTACCACCAGGAGTCTTTACAGAATCTGGTGTGTTAGAGCGTGAACTACGTATGGGTGCTCGTTATCCTGAATCACGTTCAGGACAAATTGACGCATCTGTTGTAACAGGTCGCGGAGTTCAAGCGCTACAAGCAGGCTTTGATACACAGATTAAATCAGCACAGGCAATGTTTGCACGTATCTTCGGTGAACTAATCTCTGTCTGCTTTGAACTAGATGAAAAACTATTCCCAACCGTTACCAAGACTATTAAGGGAACCGATGACGGAAATCCATTTGTCCTTAAATACATCCCAGGCAGGGACATTAAGGGAGAATACGGAGTTGATGTCCGTTATGGCATTATGTCTGGTATGGATCCTAACCGAGCAATCATTGCGCTCCTACAGATGCGTAGCGATAAACTCGTCAGTCGCGACTATGTCCGTCGTGAAATCCCAATGGACCTAAACGTAACCCAAGAAGAACAGCGAGTAGACATTGAAGAAATGCGTGATTCTCTCCGCGTTGCTGTTGCTCAGTATGCACAAGCTATACCGGCACTTGCAGCGCAAGGACAAGACCCTTCTCAAATCGTTACCCGCATTGCGGGTGTTATCCAGGGTCGTCAAAAAGGACTCTCACTAGAAAATATTGTGGAAAAGGTATTTATGCCTGAACCGCAACCTCAAGCACCAGAAATGATGCCAGGTGCTCCACAGCAAATTCCAGCAGTAGGTGCGGCCCCCGGTCCTGCCTCGCAGCAACCTCCACAAGAACAACCTGGTTCGGCCCCTGCTGCTGGTCAACGTCCCGACATCGCTTCATTACTCGCCTCTATTGGCGGCGCAGCATAACTAAGGAGGTGCAATATGAACAAAGGATCACACGCTCCAGCTCCAGTTCAACCAGTAAAGGTTGATACAAAAGCAGGATCTGTTAAAGGTGGCAAGGTAGACTTCGGCTACGCTCCAGCAGGTCGCAAAGGAACAAAGGCATAAATGTTATTGATGGGAGCACTGGGCTATGAAAGATAATCGTATTGATCGCCCAGTGCATTCCTCAGATTTTCTAGCAGTGCTCGCAGGTTTTGCACATAACCTCGCACAGTCAGTTGAAGTATTAACATCAGAATTATATGAAATGGCAATTTACAATTCAAACCACCGCACCAAAGTAAATCGTGCGTGGGAAGATATGACTCAAGATTTAGAGAGCTTAGGAGAGGAACAAGATGGCTAATCCACTAGTCGGACCATCAGGTCCTGGTGCTTTTTCTAAGCGCACAGATGTAGGAACACCTGAAATGAAATTAGGTTCAATCGCATACGGCGAAGGTAAAGACACTGCTGCTATTAAAGCCGGTGCTCCGCTTGCTAAGACAGGCGATGTAACGCCGTCACAAGCACCTGAAGTTCCAATGGCTCAAGAACCAGTAACTTCATTGTTTGCTCCATCACAACGCCCAGATGAACCAGTAACTACTGGTGTTGATATCGGTGCTGGCGCAGGAACAGAAGCGCTTATGATGGCTAAGCCTGCTGATAAATTATCAGATACTTTGGCTCTTTTGCTTCCATATGACACAACTGGCGAAATAACAATTCTTTACCAGGACGCTTTAGCAAGAGGTAACTAGTGCGCTACCAAAATTTAAATGTAGCTGCTGAGAAAGCAAATTTAAATCCTACGCAAAAGCAACAAGTGGAAACACTTTCATCTTTATTGGATACCCATAAGAATCTTCTTGACCTGCCTGAAAAGCAAGCACAACAAAAGTATGCAAATATGCCTGAAGACCAACAAAGGGCTTTAGTAGATACATTTGGTAATGAGCCTGATAAACCCAAAAGAGGTTTTTTTGAAAACGCTGCTAGATATAGCGGTGCTTACTGGGCTTTAAAAGCCTTAAACAAAGTTGCTCAAACTACAGATCGCGCTTTTAGAACTGGTGTAATTGCTTTAGAAGAAACTAATATTCCTGGCGTTATTTCTGGTGATAAAACACGTGGTATTACAAAGGTAAGCGAGGCTTGGAAAGTTGCTGGCGAAACTGGCGAACTAGTATTCAACCCATCTCGTATTGAAAAGGCTAAGAAAAAATACGGAGAAGAACGTATTGCTGTCGCTATCAAGGCAGATTCTGGTATGCCTCTTGATGAGATTCAAGCAACCGGAACTCCTGCTGAGCAGAAGATTGCAGCCGAAGCCGCTCAAAATAGAGATCCATTATTTCAAGATGCAATTGATTCTGTTAAAGCCGCAAAGTATTCTCCAGGACGCTTATTAGCAAACGCCCTTCTTCCTGAGTCTTTAGAAGGTTCTGGCTTTTTATATAAAGGCATATCCGGCACTGCCGATGCTACCTATAGAATATACACAGATCCAACCTTGTTTCTTGGTAAAGCAAAAAAGGCTTATGACGTAGCAAACTATGCCTTAATTAAAATAGTAGGCAGTCCACAAAATGTAGACAAAGTATTTAGAAACCCAAGTGTTGTTAAATTCTTTGATACTTACGGATCTGAATTAGAAAAACTTTCAGTTGCTCGTGGTGCAAAAGATATTAAAGCAGCTACAGAAGCATCAACTATGCTTAAGCGTATTGCTCCTGAGTTTGGTCCTGTAGCCGTTGATGAGTTTATTAAAGCTGGTGTTAAGAATGCCGCTACTGCTAAGAATTATTTAGCAAACCACGCAGACGTTGCGGCAATTCTAAAAGGACAACCTGCTCGTAGCACACCTTTAATTCCTCGTTTAGATGCAGCGCGTCGCGCCCGTGTTTCTTTATTTACTGCCGCTGATAAGCGTTTTGATATTGATAAAGTTGGTCAAAAGATTGTTACTGCTCTTTATGGCAACGAGCCACAATATGAAGATATTATTACTGGACTTACAACTAGAACTGAAGAAATTGGCGCTTTAGAAAAAGGTATTGGAAAACTCAAGGGATCTAGTGGGGTTATCCGTTTTTCTGTAAACCAAATGCAAGGTCGTATAGATAGTTTTGCGCGTAAGTTTACAACCATTCCATATTTTAAAGATGGTTATTTCGACGTAGCATCTCCTGATGCAACAACTCAGGTTTATCGCATTGCTCGTTTAGCAAACAGTCGCTACCACAGCAAGATAATTGCTGAAGCGTTTGAAGCTGGTAGTGAAGGTCAACGTAAGCAAATCTTTACTGGTCTTTGGAATACAGTCGCAGAAATTCGTGGTGTATCTAAATCTAAAGCAGGAAAATCCTATATGGATGAATTCGCTGGTAAAGGTTTAGAAAAGAAATATGCAGCAGATATCGTTATTGACGGAGTTAACAAGGGTAACCCAGCTCAATTTGGTGATCAACAACTAGCGTTGTTCCCATATCAACTTTCTACAGCAATTGCAGTTCCATCTGTAATTGACCTAGATAGACTTTCTTCTCGCTCTGGTCTTATTGGAAAAATAATGGGATTATCCCACCAAAGATGGGTAGATAAGTTAACTTCATTTTGGGTTATCGGAACTCTTGCTGGACCACGTTTCGCAGTTCGTAACGCAACAGAAGATTTAATGATGCACCTTGCTATTGGTGATTCTCCTTGGGGAATCGTCAAGGGACGTATGCTCTCCACGCGAGTTCGTGTAGGTAAAGGTATTTCTGGTGATGTAAAACTTCGCGGTAAAGTAAAGCAAACTCTTGCCTTAGATACCGAAGCAGGCGAACTAGGTGCTATCAATAAACTTATTCGCAGAAAAGAACTTACTAAATATAAAAACAAGATTGATGCCGCTACTTCAACTGAAGATGTCCGTAAAATTATGGCAGAAGCAGTCCTTGAAGATAAGTTAGCCTACAAACTTGATAAGCGTGGCGCAGCAATTCTCGCAGATATTGCACAATATGGAAATCTTGATAATGCTTTGGCAGATGTTGCTGAAGGCGGTAAGAACGCACTACGTGGTGCAGACCAGTATATAAATGCTACAAACGATGTTGCTAGATTTGGCAAGATGGGTGCTGTTGAAATCAATGGCGTTGCCTATAAGCAAGCCGTTGGAGAAAAAGGTTTCACCCAGTTCAATCCAGTAGCAAATCAGGCTTCAAGAATATCTTGGTTAGTCCAGTTAGGTGTCACCACTAACGATGATCTTGCTAAGATTGCAGTTGCTAACCTAGATAAAGACCCACAAATTGCTATTGATGCAATGAAAACATATTTAGGAACCCTATCTAAAAAAGAATTAGGACGGTTTCAACTTTATGAGGCTGGTGGAAATATAGACATCCACGCTCGCAAGGCTTACGATGCTGTTCGCAACCTTTATTCAAAGCGTAATGGTGATGTTAACTTAGATTTATTAAGCAAGGTCCGCACTTTTGACGAACTTGGCAATCCAGTAATCTCTACAAAGAACTTATCTATTGAAGATTTGCCAACTACTTCTAAGTTAAGCCCTGAATTTATCTCTGGCCCTACACTTGTTCCGGTATTTGAAAGCAATAACTTTGCAACAAACTTAACTGAACGTGCTTGGGATGCTATGGGAGAGGCTAACGCCAGATTCTCTCGTGAGCCAATTGTCATTAATGAAATGATTCGAGTTCGCAAGGAAATGCAAGACTCAGGTTTTGAGGAGCGCTTTATTGCTGCCCGCACTAAGGGAATCAGTGGCGATAATCTAGCCGAAGCTACAATAAACGCCAAGCGTGAAGTAATTAACCTTGCTGAAGAATTATCAGTAGGTAGAGTTCTAGCATATGTAGATAATCCTGCAATACGTAGCCAGTTGGCTATGTCTTCTCGTAACTTTGCTCGGTTCTATCGTGCTACTGAGGACTTTTATCGTCGTATTTATCGCACGGTTCGATATAACCCTGAAGCAATCCGTCGCGCAGCCCTTACATACGAAGGAATTAGACATTCTGGTTTCGTCCAACAGGACGATAATGGAGATTCATACTTCTTCTATCCAGGTTTAAACCCTGTTTATCAGACTATGCAAGGTGTTGCAGATGCTTTTGGTATGCCAGAAGGATTTAAAGTTCCAATGCCGGTAGAGTTCGGCGCTAAGTTAAATATGATTACGCCGTCAATGAACCCTGATTCACTGTTTCCTACATTCTCAGGGCCAGTTGCAGCACTTCCAATGAAATTTTTGTTTGCTTTAGTTCCACAATTAGATAGTCTTGAAAAGAACTTCCTTGGAATATACGCTCAGGATCAACCAATGATTAACGCTATATTTCCAGCACACGTAAATAGACTTCTTGCTGCTATGAACAGAGATGAACGCAATTCTCAATATGCTTCAGCAGCGCGTAAGGCTGCAACAGCACTTGAGGCTGGTGGACACGGAGTTAAACCTACTTGGAATCCTGAGACTGAAGTATGGGAAGCACCATCTGAAGGCGAATTACTGGCATATAAAGATAAATTGCAGACATCAACATTTTCAGCTTTAGCAATTAGATTTATATTTGGCTTCTTTGCTCCAGCATCGCCACAAGTAACCTTAAAGTCTGATATGGCTCAATGGGCTAGAGATAATGAACGAGTAAACTTTAAGCAAGTCTATAACAATCTTATTAACCGATATAATGGTGATATAGATAGAGCATCTACTGAGTGGATTAGTTTATATCCAGATCAAATGCCATATACAGTTTCAGAATCAGAAAGCAACGCTGTATCTGTAGTTCGTGCTGTTGATCAAACAGTTAGCTGGATTGATAAGAACGATGCTTTGTTAAAGAAGTATCCACAAGGCGCCCCATTTTTAATGCCCAAGACTGGCGAGTTTAGCTTTGATGCTTACAAGGTTCTCTTTACACAAGGAATCAAAAGGTCTAAAACCCTTGAGGATTATTTAAGAGACGTTCAGACTGCTAGAGATGTCCAGTTCTATTACACTCAAAAGGAAGCCTATGAAGACGAGTTGGCTAATACCTACTCCGATTCATTAAAGCGTGGTCTAAAGACACAGTGGGAAACCTGGAAGAAGCAATTTACTTCAGCCCGCCCATTACTCCAAGAAGAATTTGGAACTCAGTCAGATAAAGCAGTCAAGCGTCAAAGAGCATTTGATGACTTGCAGAAGATGCTTGCCGATAATACTGTAAAAACTGAACCTAGTATCCGCAAGGCTCTTGCCCAAATGACACAAGTTTACAATGACTATGTATATAGCAAGGACTTAATCCAAGGAAGTAGTGCAGCAATGGAAAATTACAAGGATCTGCTAAAGCAAAATGTTAAGCAAGAACTTGAGATTATCGCTGAAACTAATCCAAATGCAAAAGACGCTTACAACGTATTGTTTTCAAGATTGATAGGGGACTAAATTGGCTATAAGTGTATGGAAAGAAGGCACAGTGCCTGCTCAATCAACTGCATCTACTGCCCCAGGTCTTTACGATACATCCTTTGGTGCTTCATCTTCTTCTAAAAAAGGCAAGCCAGAAGCTAATGCCCAGGCTCTTTACAATATGTCAGACCCAGAACGTAAGAGATATGCGTTAGCACTAAAAGCCGCCGGATATAAAGTCCCTACTACGGGTAAACGATCAAGCGTTTTAATGCTTGCAGATGCTTTAAATGAGGCAGAGTCTTTGGCCCAAGCCGCTTCAATGAGACTTGGTCAAACAGTAACTTTAGACCAATACTTGATAGATCAAGCGGAAAATTTAGCATCGACTGCAAAAGGTGGCTCCAAGAAATATAGCCCATATGCTACCCAGGTTGTTTACGATCCAACCAAGGCTAAGTCAACTATCAACGATGTTGTTAACGACCTGCTAGGCCGTGAGGCTACTGTTGAAGAAATAAAACTCTACTCTGATAAATTAAATAAGAAGCAGTCTGCAAAGGGTAGCAGGTCTATAACTACTTATGAAATGATTGACGGAGTTAGAACTGCCAGAACAACCGGTGGCTTAGACGAAGTTCAG